GCTCGCAGAGATTGGACACTGCCAATTAATACGCAGCATAACACCAGCTGGATGCTTAGTCCAAGATGCGAGCGATCAGCTCTCACTGATCCCAGATCTCTGGATTGAAGCCCAGCGGCAATTGTTTACCGGTGCACCAGGGCTTAACAGCCTATCGACTGCCAGAGATCAGGGATCAGTGCATAGTCCGGATACGACAAAGCGCCCTAGATTCACTGATCCCAGGTCCATTGTCTTATGGCAGATTAAGCAACTTCAAGAGTTGCGCCATTTCCAACACAATGGACCAGGGATTAGGGACGCAAGTGTGCGTAGGCGATCCCCCTCCAAACGCGTCGCTGGGGGGACGTTCTCCAAAGTGACACTACAACCTATGCTATAGAGTTTAATTCCTCACCCCAAGCGCCTCTAAACCCGTAACTTAGAATTATTCTAAATTACAGAAAGGACTACAGGATTTCTATTCCTGTATTCCTAACTCAATATAAACACTTGACAAACATTTGTCAATAGGATAAACCTATAAATAATTAATAACTAACAGAAAGGACTTTATGTCAGCAAAAGTAAGAATGAATACCGAGTATAGAAACAAACTCTATAATCGTATCAAAGATGTCTTTGAAAAAGAGGACACGCAAGAACGACAAGCATTTATGGAAGCAAGAGAGAATTTTAACTTGCAACAGAAATCAGCTTTTGAACTTGCAAAAGAAGTTGTTGAAAGGTCATACCCAAAAGAAGATGTTGCAATATTGCGACAATTCAAAAAGAAGTATGGCGACCCCTGTGACGTGGTTGCAAAAGATAAATGTTTTTATTTTGCACATAACGAAGATGTTGATGATGAGGGCAAAGAACAAGAAACAAAATCACATTTTGATTTTGGTCTTTGGGGTAATCTCAATGGTAATGAGTATGGCAACAATAGAGAGAGTGAACATTTTGCACATGCTTATTTTAGAGAAGAACTAAAAGAGGGTGGTTGCAATCCAGATATTATTGCTCAACAATCTGGCAAAGATGAAAACCCACACAGAACAAAACACATTGACGCAAACAATAAATTTCTTGGTAGGTCAAGTGGTTATTCTGATGACTATGGAAGTGGTTTAACTTCTAAATTTAATGAGGGGTTTTATCTTGATGTTATTGGGACTTCACATTGTAGATCAAGAGCAATAGCTTGTACTAAAGCTGAATATCAAAAATTTGAAGAATGGCGAATTGCAAAAGCAAATGTTGTTGCGACACACCAAACTTGGATTGATAGTATTAACAAACAAACAGATCAATTAAAAATTGGTTTAAAGGCATACAGATATTTAGCAGAGGGAATTGAACTTGCAAAAGAACTTGGAATAGAAGTTGAAGAAGCAGAGTTGATTAGAACAAACTCTACTGGTTTGACAATCTATAATCCAACAAACCTTGCAAATTTAATTAAAGGTATGAAAAACAAAAAGCAAACAAGAGAACAAAAAATCTTGGCTAGAAAACAATACGAACAATCTTTAAATTAAAGATTGACTTGTAGGGGATAATAGTATATTATCCCCTATAACAGAAAGGACATAATGAAAGTAGAAACACAAATAAATATACCAGAAAAATTTTACATAACTTATTATGCGAAGAAGCATAAAAAGTTTATAACTAGAAAGGGTCAGTATTCACACCCAGATAATATATTTGCAGAGGGCAAATATTTTATTTCAAAGAAAGGCGAGCCATGTTTCGTTTATTGGGATTGTGATGTTGAGGATTGGCGAATGGCAACGTGGTCAATGACTTTAAAGGAACGTCATGATTGAGTTGTTTAATTTAATATTTGTGGAAAGCCCTACTGGGCTTTCCATTATTTTGGCAGTTGGATTAACTCTTTTATTGTATGAGATTGTGAGGAACATATGACAGACCACGTTTGGTGTCATGGACCGAGTTGCCATAAACGATCGACAACAAGTAGAATTCGTGGGTCTAAAGGTTCTAAAGTTTTGAGAACAATTAAGATTGCAGTAAATGGATATAGAGCAAATACAATGTGGAAATATTTTTGTGATCAAACTTGTTTAATGGATTTTATTAGAGAGCATGTAGAAGAATTTGCTCGTCTACACCCTAGACGCGAGGCGCTAGAAACACCGATTGAAGTAACCAAAGAAACTCATACTTATAATCATGGCTATGGCGATCGTCATTATACAACCACAGAAATAAAACCTATTGACAATAATGAACAGATAGGATAATATAGGACCATGAATACATTATTAATTGTTGGTTTATTTGTTTTTGGTTTAGGTGCATTGTTATGGATTGTATCTACAGCAATGATATCACACTACGATCAAAAGTTATTTGAACTAGACAAGAAATTAAGAAAGGACGACAAATGGCGGAAGCAAAAATAAAAAACAATAGAACAATAAAAACGACCAACCCTTATTCTGGTCAATCAACTATGTTGAATAAAGAAGAGTATGCTCTTTATCACATAATCAAAAATGCAGAGATGGTAGGCAGATACGATGTAGTCCAAAAAGGTTTATATAAATTTAGTAGAATGAATGCTAAAGCATATATGGTTTTACTAGATTAGTTTATATATGTATAGTGCGACGCCCTCCGGGCGTCGCGCATAGAGGTACCAGAGACGTTGCAAAATCCAAATAAATAAAATAATATAATTAATATATACGTTGTAAGGGGTCCCACAGGTATACCCTTTATGCCAAGTTTTGTATAATTATAACCAGAAAATACTTGCTAGGTTTCAAAATTAATCCTAAAAAATTTTGCAGAAAATTTTTTTGAAATGAAAATAGATTTAAAAAAGATAAAGAGATTACCCCCTGATGTAAGAAAAGAGTTCATGAAGACTTACCTTCAGTTCACAGAAAAGAAAAAAGAGGCTGGCATCAGAGAAGATTTTATGAAGTTTGTAAAACATGTATGGCCAGACTTTGTAGAGGGATCGCATCACAAGATTGTTGCTGAAAAATTTAATCAGATAGCAGAGGGCAAAATTAAAAGACTGATTATAAACATGCCACCAAGACATACGAAGTCCGAGTTCGCTAGCTACCTGCTGCCCGCTTGGATGGTGGGTAGAAACCCGAAGCTAAAAATTATCCAGTCCACTAACACCACAGAACTATCTGTTAGATTCGGGCGTAAAGCAAAACAACTTTTAGATAGTCCAGAGTATCAAGGTGTATTTAAAACTAGACTCAAAGAAGATTCGCAAGCTGCAGGTAAATGGGAAACACAACAAGGTGGTGAGTATTATGCAGCGGGTGTCGGGTCAGCAATCACAGGTC